CGTAATTGTTGAGCTTAGACAAAATGTAAGGATTTGTTCCCCACAAATGCCAAGGTTCAATAGCCACTTTAATCGCAGGAACATCAGCTTCCTGCCACACAAAAGAGTGGATTCGAACGGGACGATTTAGAAATTGCATCAATTCAGTAGCTGTGGTTTTATCACGTACACTGAATGAGTTATTCTCAGCCGTCATCCCAATGGATGGAGCAGGAGATTCATCCACAAAATCAACGATAACTTCGCTAGACTGCGGATAATACCCCTTAGTTGTTTCAGAGTAATATAATTCTGGATTTACTCTATTACCAGAATTCGATTCATCGGGAATCGATCCCGCCAGTAGATTCACTTCTACTGGACAGCTCGCTGGACTCGCACGGACACAGCTGCTTCTTATTTTGTTTTGGACAGGAAAAATACAACTATCGAGAGTGTCAATCTAAACAGTTGGTTTGATGCGTGGTGAACTCCACTTACACCCATTTACAGTGGGTTCTGGATTTTATTGATATATAGAGTTTACTCTCTAATCGTCGAACTTATTAATAGAGCGTGACGATCGCCCTAAAAAGTTTTGTTAACGGAGTGTGCTCTCCGGAATGCTCCACTAGCACGATATAGTAGGCGCAAATTCTTGAGCCTTCTTTACGTTACCTGTTCGCATCCAAAATTCATGAACTAAGAGATCATACTCGGGAAAAGTACTATCTCGGACATACATTTGCAATCCTGCGCGCTCAACCAAATCCTTGAAATAAGCTTTTCGTTCTTCAAATTTTTCTTTTCCATAATAGAAATACTCGCGAAGGGCAGTTTCAATGACACAAATTGAATGTGCTTCAACGCTAATATTTCCACCATCAACGAATGAAGTAAGCATTTTCTCAATTGATGTATGATCGAGAGGGGCTACAACAGCGCCAATATCTGCATCAAATCGAAATGATCTCTTAAGGAAAGAAGCTTCACCGATATCAATGTAAGGTTTACTCTCAGCCTCTTTGTCGGCCATTGTGTAAACCACACCAATATCCGCTAACGCCTTAGCTATGGAGGTGTGATTAAACTCCGGACAATCTGC